ATGCTCTTTCTCTCTTGTCCTGCCTATTCTAACCCTACGGAAAATACGGAAATAAATGTGTGGAGAAAGGTCTCTACTGATGAGCTGAACCCAGGAGAAATCGTATCCCTGGATATGAGAAGGGGTTATGCTTCCTGTGAAGGTCCACTTATATTTATAATAGTACGCATGGTGGACTCAGAGGAGGAGGTGGTACTTGCATTTCCAAATGGTGGGTACTGGGTAGCACCTGAGCCAGATCCTTTTTTACAGGAATTACAAGAAGAATTTGATAGCTTGGAGGAATATCTAAGAAATAAAGGTGGTACGGAGTGGAAAAAAGAGTAGAGTGGAAAGATCTATATTTTGATAAATGCATGGAGAATGAAGATCTTAAGAGGGAAATAAGAGTCATACAAGAGATACTACGTGTATATCTTCCTGTAATTAGCATGGAAAGTAAAGATGAAAGCAATAGAAATAACAAGTAAACAGGAACGGTTACAGGTAATAAGATGGGTGAACTTAGGAGTAGGATTATTACAATTATATTATTGGTGGTTTGGTGCACCATGGTATGTGCTGGCAATAGGAGTTCTCAATATAGGGGTCTGGTCATTAACACGCCAGATACAGGTGAAATAGTATTTTTCATTATCTATGTAATAATAGGTGAATATGCAAAAAAGCTTGATTGTGGCTATAGATGTCCCGTATATTGTGAGGTAAACCACAAACATATATATGGGAAAAATGAAGTTAAAATCAAACAAGGCATTGACGAGAAAGCAGATACTCTCCTATTTAGACCAGTTATCACTGCAAATAGATAACAATCAAAGGGAGATATACGACCTTACACGCATATTTCAGGATTATATGAATATGCAGGGTGAGTTTGAAAATTTTGCTGAATACCGTGAAACCATTCTAGGATTGAGCACTCAGATTCCGACTCGCTGGTCGGTATTTAAAAAGTTCTGTAAGGACAGGTACTTACAGCTGAAAAAAAAGCTTGATTTTTAAATATAAACCTAGTAAATTACTACTAGTGTTTTAGAAAGGGGTTACATGAAAGTATATCAATTGACAATTGTCTATGATGAAAAGACGGATGAGATAGAGTATATTGAGGAGGAGGTAACAGAGGATACTCCTACTACGATGTACAAAGTACAGGTTGACCCTGAATATTACGATGATGAGATATTGCAGAAACTTATCAAAAAGGGATTAATTGCAGAAAGTTAATACAGCCCTACGGGCTGTGCAACCTTCGGTTGCGACTTAGATGCATGCACAGATGAGAACATATAAAGTTAATAGAGTAACTCACAAAGTGTATGAGAGTCGTGACGAGCTTCCTCCAGGGTTAAGGATTATGGAGAAATGGCGTGATGGTCAGATTGGCGACTGGGTTCTTGCTGATGATGGATGTATTGTCCAGGTGATTCGCAGGGGCCAGATGTTACGTGCGAAAGGTAAAAAGAAGGTCAGAGAATATGTAGGTATCTGCACTGGGACATTCCCGGTAACTCCTAATGTCAGGATGGATACCAGTAAGCGTACCAATATATATTCCTTTAGTGGGAATAAGGTGCCCGATGACATCCTCTTGGACCGGACTAAGCTTAGTACACATGAAAAGCTTTTTGTTGCTTATTTATCTTCAGGCTTTAGCCCTAGGGATGCTTATTTGAAGTCATACCCTACAAACAATATGCGCTATGCCACAGAGAAGTCTGCAACGCTTGTTAAGACTGAAAGGATTTTTACAGCTATGAAGGAAGAGTTAAAACCAATATGCGAAGAGTTAGGTATAGAGCCTAAGTCTGTATTAGAAGATATCCAGTATACCTCTAAAAATGCAGAAAAAGAAGATGTGCGCTTACGGGCGCTTTTTAAGTTAAGTGACATTTTAGATCTGGAGGATAAGAACAAGACGAGTGTGACCCAGCTCACAGGAGCATTATTTCAGGGGTTTACTCCTGAGATGCTTGAGGAAGCAGATCATAAAGTATTGGAAAAGGGAAAAGATGAGTCATAATAACAGTCATATTATAGATTTTAGTAATGTTCCCGATACCTCTGATACATTTAAGATTGTTATCTTTGCTGAGGCGAATAAAGATCAGATATCCTTTTTAAATGGCCTACCCTATCATGATCCAACAGGCTCAAAATTCCCAACTCAAGCTCATGATTTTGCAAAAAATAATCCTATAATTGGTGGTAAGCCTGCGGAATACCTGGTAGTTGTGGGTTCTGGAGAGACACAGATAGAGAATGCATTTAATATAGTTGCTGGAGCTGAAGATAAGAGTGGAGGTGCTTTTGTTACTCCTGGCACTAAATTGTTTGTTATGGGGCATGCATCTCTTGGGACTGCAAAAACTGGAGAGGGAGGTACATTTGGTAAGGTGTCTCCTGCAGGCTGGAAGAATATTATCCAAGATGCAGGCTTGTATGATCAATTTGATCAGGTAGCCTATGGTGCATGTCAACAGGGAGAAGGTGGAGCTTGTGTTAATTTATCCTTTGCATTTGGTACCGATACAGAGGTTATTGCTCAAACTGATTATAGATGGGGAGAAGGATCTACTGTTTCTGCCTTTGTGAACAATGAAAAAGATGGGGATTGGAGTAAAACACAGTTTAAGAATCCGGCAGACACGGATGGAACCTTTGCAGATGCAGTGCATTCTGTTGGGTCAGGTCAAGTAGTTACAACTGGTTATGATCGTAAGCAGACAAAATTTGCAGCTTTAAGTGATACTCCGTATAAGTTAGACGATGATCCTAGGTTGGAAGATATTGGTTACGCTGGAAAAACAATGGATCAGGAAGAATTAGATATATGGACTGATGCGGGAGAAGATATAGCTACTAGTCCTGAATATGTAGAAAGATGGAGTGGAAGACCTGAGGCAATTGATGAACCAGAGGGTACTCTGCGGGATGTTTGGACGGATGACTTGGTTCCAATGTCAACAGGAGGAGATAATTTATATGGACATATGATAAAGGCTACTTCTGCTGAGCGTAAAGAGTTTTTAGATGAAAAGTATGGCATTTATGATGATGAAGGAAATTTAACCGGTCATTCTGTAGAATTGGAAACTTATACAGATCAATATCAAGGACATACAGTATGGGATATCCCTGATGAGGCCTGGGATGAATTTGAGGATTGGGGCGATAAAAAGACGGATCAGACAAAAGCATTATATAAAATGGTAACAGATGATTCCGGTGGGCACAGTGGTGCAGAGTGGATTCCTAATGAGTCAGGGCAAGGTGGTACTGTAAAGTTTAAGAATTATGAAGGTGTAGATTACTCTGATAATAAAGCCTTAGAGGATTATGGATGGACCTTTAATGAAGTTGAGGGGACTTTGGATGTCCCAGATTATAATATGCCAGTTGAGTTTGATGCAGATGGCAATCAAATGGATATGTTTATGACTACGGGTCATTATGGCGGTGAACCTGGTTATGTTCGCGAGTGGGATCTAAGTGGGGGACAGAGCGGGGCTGGATATATGACAGGATATGGAAATTTAATGGCTAATTCTAAGTATAGTGAGCAACAGGGGCAGAGGGCCGCATTCCAACAGGGAACAGAATGGGATACTTATTATGAGCAGGAAAGTTTACGTGATAGATGGGATACGCAATATAGGGCAGATATAGAAACGGAACTGGAAGAGCAAGGAATATATAAACCAGAATATACATATGAAGAGGGAACTATGCTTCTAGATAGTGATAATATGATTCCTTCTGTGGATGAGTTAGTTGCAAATCCAGGGTCAGAAACAGATTTAATGTTAAACCAGGATTTAAATATGCCAGATAGAATAGCCTCTATATGGTCACAATATGAAGATAGAAATCCTGTAGCATTGGATGCATTTAATCAAGCTTCGGATAAATTATTAGGACTAGGAGTAGAACCAAATACAGCATATTGGGATAAGTTAATAGGGCTGGAAGCATTAAGTATTTATGCAGCATCGGATGAATAGATGAAAAAAGGACATCATATCTGACCGCAAAGTGGGAAACCTCACCCGGTGGGTCAGAAACATAAGACTAAAGGTGGAAAGGTCCATGGTGAAGAAACAGGATCTTTATCTTATAGATATCCAAAGAATAAGTATCAGGAAGGTAAATAGTGGCAACAATTGGTGATAAATATAGTAAGGGGTTTGGTGATACTATAGCTAAAGCTATAAAGGCCGTAGCTCCTAGTTTGGAAGAATGTGGTGGATGCGCGAAGCGTAGAGCTGCATTGAATCGGTTAATCCCTTATAAGGAAAGGTAAATAATGAAATATACTAATAAAGATAAGAGTAATATGGTGCAGGATTTTATGGAGCAAGCACGTAATGGTGGTGGTGATCCTAATGTTCGGCAATCTCCCGAAGATCAGTTCATAGACAATGCAGCAGCTGAAGAGAATAAAAGCGTTATTCCAGCTGTTGATGATGAGGATGCAAGATTTCTTCAGAATTCTTTGAATATGTATAATAAGGTTGTTGCAAATAAAGCAGGCAATGTACCTCCACCGCCTCTGAAGATTGATGGTCAGATAGGCCCCAAGAGTAAGGAAGCAGTCAGAAGTGCCTATACGAGCTTATCGCCAGAAATGCGTAAGATGATAGGTCGTAAAATGAAGAAACCGCTAGGCTAATAATGGCAATGATTAATACCCAGGATGTCTCTAAGGCAGAAGAGGTATTAGAGTTGGCGAAGAATGACCTCATTGCATTTGGGAAGTTATTTCTTCCTGATGATTTTATGCGTTCTGAAACACCTTTTTTTCATTACATAGTTTCTGATGCTGTAAATGATCTCGAGGTTAGACAGCTTGCAGTTATTTTACCCAGGGGTCATGGTAAGACTGTTCTTACGAAATGTAGCATATTGCATGATTTCTGTTTTGCTACTGAGCCTTTATTTTATGGTTGGGTCGCTGCTTCTAGTAAGATATCCGTGCCTAATTTGG